CTACCTTTTGATCCAAGTAACGCGCGTCATGTTGATCACCATCAATTGTTTCTAATTCTATGCCGGCAATGGTCAAAGTCTTGGGCGGGTTAAATTTATATGTCCTATCTTTATTTTTATTGAGTGGAATATCGGTAACCACCGCTATGTTACAGCCATGCTTTAATGCCGTTGGAATAAAGAGCGCATTGTTTTCTGATAGGCTAAACGTCATGTTATAAGTAGAACGAAATGGATTGTCTTTTATGCGCGTAATATCTTTTACATAGTCATAAGTTGCCACGTTTAAAGAATTGCATAGGTTAAACAATTCAGGAAATAATTTTTCGAATTTGATTTCACTAAATACATTCGGACGGAATGCCATTGCAATTCCTTTGCTTTTTAAAAGCTTTGCCTTGTTAGATATCGAGCGCAATAATTTTGCTTTGAATTGATCTCTAAACTTAAACCAAAGTATTGTTCTAACAATCCGCGCAATAGCTACTTTGTGCTGACCATCACTGGCAATCATGAATTTTTGCCCCATACCCGTAAACATAAGACAAGCTTTAGCACATCCAAGAGATAAGCCATTGCAAGTATTAAAGCCGCTAATCCAATGTGGGGCCAATGACAGTCCCCATATTTCCAAGTCATTGTCTAAGGATGCTACGTCTTTTTTTATCTTTGTATTTTGACCAATAAGCTTGGGAAGCTTTGCCCAGTTTAACTTTCCACGTTCATCCGTGGCATTGTTTACAATGTCCCATGCGCTATTACGGCAATCCAATATAAATTGGTCACTTTCGCAATGTTGCTTCATATCAATTAGAGCTTGTTTTGTGGCGGCTTTGTATTGGTTCAACATGGTCTAGATCCTTTTGAGGTTTTGAAAAAATAAATCGTAAGACTAGTATGACGTTATAATTCTAACAGTAACAAGCTTTTATTTTTTGGTATTAATAAAGTGTGACCATATAGCAACAAAGAACAGACCAGATATTGAAAGTAGAACAAAACAAGAACAAAACATAAACGGATAAAGAACAAGAGTTTTTATAGGCAGTACAGCCCAAAAGCCCAACCATGCATAAAAACGGCTTAAAATGAGTGTTAGAGTTGTTTCATGTTTTGTTCTCACATTTTGGTAGGTTTGGTATACAATTGCTTTTGATTGTATCGACTATTAAATATCTAGAACAAGTCAGAAAAATATAGTTTTGATTGTATTAAGTAGAAACAATATAGAACAATACGAAACAAGTCAGAACAATATAGGTCAGCATTGTTGCCCTATTATATTTGTGATCACATAATTGAGGGGTAGTATATTTGTGATCACAAGAGAGGGGACATATCGTACACGTTTCTTTGTTTTGTGATCACATCCTAAAAAGGTCAGCACAATTTACCTATTTTAGACATATCGTGATGTCATATCACTTATATTATTGTTACATTTTAGCATCTTAGAACATGACGGACCCTTATTTTTATAGATGTTCACGTTTTGTTCCTGGGAGGGGGGCGTGCGAGGGCCACGGGGGGTGTGTACGTATTACGTATATGTACAAATACACAGAAGTGATTTTTCAAGCCAGGACTTTTTGGCGTATACAGAGGGGGTGTAAGGACCATTCTAGTAACTTTTTGTTACAATATGTTACAAAATACAGAGATTATGCATTTTATGGATTGACAGGGGTGTTTTCCTGAGTATAACTGCGTAGCAGTAGCAGCCTATAGTTAAAACATTATAGTTAATACTCTTAAAAAGAGTAATATATATAAGTAAAGTAAAAACTCTTAATAGTTTTAACTATATTTAGAGTGTTGTAAATGAATCGCTGGACATAGGAAGAGTTTTAACTCTAGTAAAGTTAAATTAATGCTTGTATTACTGTTTTTAGTGTGATACTGTTATTTTAGTAACACAATAAGAAGTAATAACTATAACAAGTGTTACAAAACTGGTACGTGTAGCTCTATAGTGTAGCTCTCTCCCTCTCCTCTCTCTCAATACTCTGTATTTGCGACACGTACCACCTTTTCCCAATAATAAGTATTGACAATGAGTAATAAAAGAATACAACTATATGCATCTGATGACGTAATTAAAGAGTTTTATGAAGCTCTACTCTCTGGTGAGCCTAACCGTATAAGCCGTGTACATATACCTAAGAGTGATGTCTTTTATGTACGTAAAGCTATAGAGGAAGACACGGGAGTTAAGTATACATTGGATCACGTAGAACGAGCCATGTACCTAGAGGGTATGATAGCTAGAAAAGACGTATTAGATCCCAATAGAAAGCGTGATGGTGTTGGTTAGAGTACCTTTTATAGTGCTACTCCTTACAGGCTGTACCTCTATGACCTACACAGCATCTTGTCGTATTGGTGATAACGTATGCCAGAGAAACCAAAATGCACAAACACTCGCTATTATTGGCCAAGAAGAAGCAGCTTTACAGCTTATGTGTGAAGATCCTGATATTCGTATCTCTCTTAGCGACAAGTGTAGGGGCGAGTGATGTTACTGGTGACTTCTCTACAAGTAATGAACGCAGTACCGTAGATAGTAATAACTCTTCTGAGACGATAAACTATAACGGCGCAGGTAGCTCCCCTGGTTCACAGCCTGTTATGTCAGCGATAGCTCCTACGATGATGGGTGGTGGTGGCAATGATAGTTGCTTACTTCCTAGCTCTACTGGTATACAGCTTAGCATCATAGGTATATCTCGTGGTGAGATGCAACAGGATGAGGCTTGTAACCGTAGAAAGAATGCTAGGCTCTTAGGAGCACCACAGCAAGTAGGTGGACTAGGACTTCAGGTATCAGCTATATCTATACTCTGCCAAGACCCTACTGTATTCCGTAGTATGATGTTAGCGAATACACCATGTCCTATCAACGACAGTAAGACGGGTAAGCTGCTCATGGGCAAGGCAGCTATAAAGAAATACAGAGAGAGTCCAGCACTCTATATTGTTGGCTACGAGGGTAATACAGAGTTTTGGAACACCCTGTTAAGGGTAGGAGAGGAAGAGACAGATGAAGAGATCGTTGAAGACGATACTATTAAGCTCAGCATTAGTGAGCGTTTCCGCAGCAGTAAACGCAGAGTCGCTACCACCCCCTGAATATTCAATGACGGGTCAAGAGAAGATTGATATGCTTATCGCTTCTATTGGTGACATTCAGGATCGTATCAACAATAGTAGTATCTTGACTATAGGTGCTGTAGGTTATGCTGCTATCGGCGGTGTGATTAACGATGACGCACTTAGTGATGGTATCATTACTACAGAAGAGCTAGGCGCATACTTAGAAGCTAAAGACCTTGTACTGCAACATGACTATGCCATTGCTTCTACAGCAGAGCAGATGTTTATGCAGGAACACGCTGCTGCTATGAATAACTTGAGTACTGCAGTAGATAATCTTACTGCTGCTACAGCTGTAGTTATGACAGCAGTTGAGGTAGCTTCCGTAGCTGCTGAGGCAGACACTAAGCCTGAACAGGTTGAGCTACAGGGTATGCTTGAGACTGACACGTACAGCTTAGACGAAGTAGAGACTAACGAGTACAATGAAGCTGTTATTGCTGTTGAGACCTTTGCACAACAAGCTGGTGCCTTCATGGCTGCTGCTAATAACGATGAACTTACTTCTACTGTAGACAGCTATGCTGCACAAGGTAACTACATGGTAGGTAGCTATACGGCTATTACCTACACTCAGTCTATTGATGAGTTTGTGATTACTTGGGATGATTCAGGGTTTGGTACAGGCTTTCAAGGTTACTTGACTCCTGAGATGAAAAATGCTATGGAAGTATATGAAGCAGGTGAGTATATTTACGAATATGGGGCAATGCCAACACAATGATGGACTTTGAGTTTAGCGTAGGTGGATATAATATTAAGGGCTGGATGGTTGCAGTAGCACTTCCAGTTCTTTCTACCGTTGCAGGTGGTGTGTACTGGTCTTACGATACACTACAGCGTTTCTATGGTGTAGAGGCTGGTATTGCAGAAGTTGTAGATAAGTCTGCATCCTTTGATGTTAAAGCTGGTAGCTTGGATAAGCGTGTTACATCTGTAGAGACGGTAGCACAACGTAATCTTACAGAGGTTAATAATAGCCTGAGTGGTGAGATTGTAGCTCTAGACGCCATGTTACTTACTAAGTCTCAGGAGCTAGAAGCTAAGCTTGTATCCCGTATCCAAACCTTAGAACAAGCTATTGCAGACAATGATGTACGCGGTTTAAACCAGAAGCTTGCTCAGCTTACTACAAACATGCAGCAGATCCTAGAGCAACAGAAGATACTGTTAGACCTACGTAGCCAGGTAGATAAGGCTACAACTATCACAGATGGGCTAGGTAATACTCTAGATACACTACAGACAGAAGTAGATGACATCTGGAAAGCTTATGACGAACTAGCTGACAACCCTCTATAAGGTAATATCTTATGCCCTTCATGACAAACGGAAAACGTGACTATAAAAAGCAGAATGCTAAGTATGACTCTAAGCCTGCTGTAAAAAAGGATCGTGCTTCTAGGAATGCTGCACGTAAAGCTATGGCTGATAAGGGCAAAGTACGTAAGGGTGATGGCAAAGATGTAGACCATAAAGATGGTAACCCACGCAATAACAAAAGTAAGAACTTACGTGTGCAATCGGTAGCTAAGAACCGTAGTGTAAAACGAACAAGCGCAAATAGGAAAGCATAATGTCTATTGATTATAGAGGTGAAAAGTTTGCTGGCTATAACAAACCCAAGCGTACATCAAAGCATCCAAGTAAGTCCCATGCCGTACTTGCCAAAGAAGGTGACACCATTAAGCTCATCCGCTTTGGTGAACAGGGAGCATCCACAGCAGGCAAGCCTAAAGAGGGTGAATCTGATCGCATGAAGAAGAAACGTGCAAGTTTTAAAGCTAGACACGGTAAGAACATTAAAAAAGGTAAGATGAGCGCAGCTTATTGGGCAAATAAGGTGAAGTGGTAATGGCATCTCCTACCCCTACAAACAAGAAGCTGTATGCTAAAGTAAAGGCTGAAGCTAAGAAGAAATTTGACGTATGGCCCAGCGCTTATGGTTCTGCTTGGCTTACTAAGACATACAAAGCACGTGGAGGTAAGTATAGTGGCACGAAAGCCAACAAAGTCAAAAAGTAAGGCTGGCGGTCTAGGTAAGTGGTTTGGCGAAGAGTGGACAGACGTTAAAACAGGCAAACCTTGTGGTCGTAAGTCTGCTACTAAATCTAAAAGAGCCTACCCAGCCTGTAGGCCAAAGGCAGTAGCTTCTAAGATTAGTAAGAAAGAAGCAGCAAAGAAAACTGGACCAAAGAAAGTTAAGTGGTCTACAACAGCATCAGGGAGAAAACGATCATGAAATGTACATGTGGTAAAGGTGGCGAATGTAACTGTGGTGGCACTAAGATGAAGATGCCTAAAACTAAGATGGCATACGGTGGCATGGCTAAGAAGAAGATGGGCTACAACAAAGGCGGTTACTGTGGTGCGTCTAACCCCGCAGAACGTCCTATGAAAAAGGGTAAGTAATGAAGTATTACCATAAATATAAAGATGCACTAGAAGCTAAAGGTTACCGTGTAGATGAGCACGGCTACGTGTGGGACTCTTTAGGTAACCAATCTGCTGGCGAAGACAACTACGGTAACGTACAGAGTAAAGATGAAAACATCAATTACATCTGTGCAGAAGCTGAATTAGCAATGTTTAAGCCTAAGAAGCCCAAGAAAGCTACACCTCCTCCAGGTAAGAAACGTGCTCGTACAGCTAAAGGTCATTTCGTTAAGGATGACCCTAACACACCAGAGAATGAAGCATGGGTTGACGAGTAATGGCAGTCACGCTCAATCATCCAGGTAGGCCTGCTCGTAGGCGTTCTGTCTATGGGCATAATACTGGTACTACTACAGAGGATGTGTATACATGTCCTCCTAACTGTGTTGCTGAGATCAGCTATCTACATATACACAACAGTACTGGTAATACAGATATTGAGATTGAGTGGTACATAGCAGCTGATACGTATACGTCACACTTCCTAGAAGGTAAAAACCTTGGTGCAGGTGAGTACATAACTTTCTCAGACATTGAGATTGTACTGGCTGCAGGTGATAAGATACAAATAACGCCTGCTACAGCTGCACATGTAGACACTATCCTAACTGTTACAGAGACTTTTACTAACACGTAATAGCGGGTATGCAAAAAATGTGGGTACTACATTAGCGCTAACTCAGTATAACTATCTCCGCACACACAACAAAGGAGATAGTGATGCTAAATTTCTTTCAACGAGGCTTTCGGGCTTTACAAGAAGCACAACAAGCACGAGCAGACTACTGGTTGCTCCAAAACATGACAGACAAAGAGCTTAAAGATATCGGCATTTCCCGTGGTAACATTAATCAAGTTATCTCTGGTAGATTTCAATAAACTTGCACTTTTTTGTTTTTGTGGTATAACTATAGTCAGAACCATGAAATGAGGATAACTTTATGGCAAGAAATCTAACAGAAAACCAACAAAAGTTTATCGAAGTATTATTTGATGAAGCTGGTGGTGATGTTGTGCTTGCCAAAAAGTTGGCTGGCTATAGTTCCACTACACCTACACGATTAATTGTAGAGGCACTCAAAGATGAAATAGCAGATGCAACACGTTCATACTTTGCTCGTACTGCCCCTAAAGCTGCTATGGCAATGGTTGGTGCTCTATATGATCCAACAGAGCTTGGCATCAAAGACAAGATGGCAGCTGCAAAGGATCTTCTAGATCGTGCAGGACTTGTTAAGACTGAACGAGTAGATGTAACATCAAGTGGTGGGGTTTTCTATTTACCACCAAAAGAAGGGGCCAATGAGTAGACCATTCCATATTGGGAGGGATCTAGGCTTTTGGGAACTACCCAAACCACATAAGGGGCAAGAGAAACAATGGCATGTTATCGCTAGAGTTAGTAAGCATGTTCCTTATGGTTACAGAATACACCCTGACAACCCTAACCTTCTAGATCCTGTACCAGAAGAATTAGATGCATTAGAGCTTGCAAAGGGTCACTTAAAGCAGTATAGTTTGAGGGAAGTTGCAAACTGGCTAACGAAACAGACAGGTCGCAGAATATCCCACGCAGGGCTAAAGCAGAGAATAGAAATTGAGCGAAGACGTAAAAAAACTGCTACAATTAAACGCAACCTCGCCAGAAGGCTCGAAAAGGCGTTATCCGAAATCGAGGAACTCGAAAAAAACAGGGTCGGGGCATACGCAGAAAGCGAATAAGCAGACAGTAGAGCCTAAAGCGGGTACTGTTCCTGCTCAGGTAGTAGCTGCTGAGTTTGATGTGGATTTAGCACAAGACGTAGTGTTCAAGCCAAACCCCGGCCCTCAAACAGACTTCTTATCTGCATCAGAGCGTGAAGTACTATATGGTGGTGCAGCAGGTGGTGGTAAATCATACGCTATGCTTGCTGACCCTCTACACGGATTAAACAACCCTAACTTTTCTGGTCTACTTGTACGTCATACTACGGAGGAATTACGTGAACTTATCCAAAAGAGCCAAGAGCTTTATCCGAAAGCTATACCAGGTATTAAGTGGTCTGAGCGTAAAAGTCAATGGATTACTCCTAAAGGCGGCAGGCTTTGGATGTCGTATCTTGACAAAGATATGGACGTTAACCGTTACCAAGGTCAAGCGTTTAATTGGATAGGCTTTGATGAGTTAACTCAATGGCCTACACCTTATGCTTGGGACTATATGAGATCTCGCTTGAGGTCTGCTCATAGTACAGATTTAGGTTTGTACATGAGGGCTACAACAAACCCTGGCGGCAACGGTCATGCTTGGGTTAAGAAGATGTTTATTGATCCAGCGGCTTCCAATAAACCATTCTGGGCTACAAACCTAGAAACAGGCGATACTATTACATACCCACAAGGGCATACCAAAGAAGGTCAACCTCTATTTAAACGGCGGTTCATTCCTGCCAGCCTCTTTGATAATCCTTACTTGTCTGACACAGGTGACTATGAAGCTATGCTTCTGTCTTTACCTGAACATCAAAGGAAGCAATTACTTGAGGGTAATTGGGATATAAATGAAGGTGCAGCATTTCCTGAATTTAACAGAGCCAAGCATATCGTGGACTCTTTTGAAGTTCCACAAGACTGGGTTAAGTTTAGAGCTTGTGACTACGGCTACGGCTCTTACACAGGGGTTCTATGGTTTACTGTTGCACCAGACGAACAACTTATTATCTACAGAGAGCTATATTGCTCTAAAGTTACAGCTTCTGATTTAGCAGACATGATACTAGACGCAGAGAAGCATGATGGTGGTATGAGATACGGGGTGCTTGATAGTTCTTTGTGGCACAACCGTGGCGACACGGGGCCATCACTAGCAGAGCAGATGAATATGAAGGGTTGCCGTTGGCGTCCATCAGATCGCTCTAAAGGCTCCCGTGTCGCAGGTAAAAACGAAATACATAGGCGTTTACAGGTAGATGAGTTTACGGAAAAGCCTAGACTTGTATTTATGTCACACTTAACTAACACTCTAGCGCAGATACCTATCATACCGCTTGATAAAAAGAATCCAGAAGACGTTGATACAAACGCAGAGGATCACTTGTACGATGCTTTAAGGTACGGCATTATGACAAGGCCACGTAGTCACAGCATTTGGGATTACACACCAGCAACACAAAGAACTGGCTTTCAGGCTAGTGACTCAACATTCGGATATTAAACATGGCAGAAAATGAAGAACTAAACTTTGATACAGATGAAGTAGTTGCTGCTGAAGATATGGATGATAGCATATTTTCCTCAAAGTCCAGCCTCTTAACATTTGTAGGAGAGCGGTTTCGGCGTTCAGAAGATGCAAGACGTTCTGATGAAACTCGTTGGTTACGTGCATATCGAAACTATCGTGGCTTGTATGGTTCTGATGTACAATTCTCTGATACTGAAAAGTCGCGTGTATTTGTTAAAGTCACTAAAACAAAAACACTAGCTGCATATGGTCAAATTGTAGATGTACTGTTTGGCAACAACAAGTTCCCCCTTTCAGTTAATCCTTCTGTTCTTCCTGATGGCGTAGCTGAATCTGTGCATATTAACATAGATCCAAATGCTACACAGGCTGGAGACGCATTAAAGAATATAACACGTGATGCTCCTGCACGTCCTTATCTTATTGATGGCACTACAAAACTAGAGCCAGGTGAAACAATGACGGACCTACGTAAGCGACTAGGCCCATTATCTGATAAGCTTGACTCAGTATCTGATAAGATTGTTGAAGGTTCTGGAACTACTCCCAGTACTGTAACATTTCATCCAGCAATGGTTGCTGCTAAAAAGATGGAAAAGAAGATCCACGATCAGTTACAAGAAAGTGGTGCATCTGTACATCTACGTTCTATGGCATTTGAGATGGCTTTGCTTGGCACGGGTGTCATGAAAGGTCCATTTGCTGTAGATAAAGAATACCCTAACTGGAACGAAGAGGGTGATTACGAACCTCTGATTAAAACTGTTCCAGAGACTAACCATGTTTCCATATGGAACTTCTATCCTGACCCAGAAGCTTCTAGTATGGAAGATGCTGAGTACGTAGTTGAGCGCCATAAGATGTCACGTACAGAACTACGAGCATTAAAGAACCGTCCCTACTTTATGGATGATGCCATTCAGTTCGCTATTGATAAAGGCCCAGACTACGTTCAGAAACATTGGGAACTTACAATGGATGATGATCAGGCTACGCCTACATCAGAGCGTTGGGAAGTATTGGAGTTTTGGGGTTTTGTAGATACTGACATGCTGGAAGAGCATGGTGTAAAAATACCTAAAGATCTAAAAAAGCTAGATGAAGTAAATGCTAACGTCTGGGTTTGTAATGGTGAAGTAATCCGTATGGTTCTTAACCCATTCAAGCCTACTCGTATTCCCTACTACGCAACACCATATGAGCATAACCCTTACAGCTTCTTTGGTGTAGGTATTGCTGAGAACATGGATGACACCCAGACGTTGATGAATGGCTTTATGCGTATGGCTATTGACAACGCCGCGCTATCTGGTAACCTTATCATTGAAGTAGATGAGACTAATATGGTGCCAGGCCAAGACTTATCTGTGTACCCAGGCAAGGTGTTTAGGCGTCAGGGCGGCGCACCTGGTCAAGGAATTTTCGGCACCAAGTTCCCCAACGTAGCACAAGAGAACATGCAACTCTTTGATAAGGCACGAGTTTTAGCAGATGAGAGTACTGGATTCCCTAGCTTCGCTCACGGACAAACCGGAGTATCTGGCGTTGGGCGTACAGCTTCTGGTATTTCTATGCTTATGTCTGCTGCTAATGGTTCTATTAGGACGGTAGTTAAGAATGTGGATGATTACTTAGTACGTCCTTTAGGTAAGGCTTTTTTCTCATTTAATATGCAGTTTGACTTTGATGAGTCTATTCGTGGTGATCTAGAGATCCATGCTTCTGGTACAGAGAGCTTGATGGCTAATGAGGTACGGTCACAGCGCTTGATGCAGTTCCTGCAAGTTGCACAGAATCCAGTATTAGCTCCCTTTGCTAAGATGGATTATATTATACGTGAGATTGCTAAGTCTATGGATTTGGACCCAGACAAGGTTACTAACTCTATGAGTGATGCAGCTATTCAGGCTGAGATACTAAAAGGCTTTCAGCAGCCAGCACAGCCCCCTGCAGGCCCAGAAGGTGTAAACATGCCCCAAGGTAGCCCAGCGCCAGAAGGACAGGCTCCACAGGGCGTACAGGACACGTCAGGTGGTGGTGGCTCTCAGATAGGCATTGGTACAGCACCAACCCCAGGTGAACAAGGGTTTACTGGCAATGTCGCTTAAAAGCTTCGTTAATGATAAGGGTACATGGGATGCGTTCCTCGTTGAGTTAGAGGAGCGTATTGAGATACAGCATCGTAGCATGGAAAGTGTTACCGATCCTGCAGAACTATACAGACATCAGGGTGCCTTACGTGCTCTTCGGCAACTACAATACTTGAGGGACAAAGTAAATGGATAAACAAATGGAAATGGCCTTCGGTGATGGAGGTGGGCGTGTAGACCCTGTGTCAGGTAATGAGGTTCCTTTAGGCTCAACTCCAAAAGAAGTACGTGACGATATACCCGCTCAACTGAGTGAGGGTGAGTATGTCGTACCTGCTGACGTTGTACGTTTCTTTGGCGTCAAGCTATTTGAAGAATTACGTATGCAAGCTAAAATGGGCTTTCAACAGATGGAAGCTAATGGACGTATTGGTGGTGAGCCTGTAGAAGGTATGGAAGTTATTGAACCTGAAGATGATCTTGATATTACGTTTGAAGATTCTGACTTTGAAGTTGTAGACGGTTATGCAGAAGGTGGTGTTATAGATTCTAGCGCTGCTCTTGGTGTACTTTCTGATTCAGGTTTTCAAGGTAATACGGGCATGGAGTCGCGTGAGTACGTAAACTCAACAGGGGATATAATTGACATTTTATTTTTCAATGGTATGCCTATGTCAGCTATACCTCAAGGGTATACTTATGTAGATCCAAAACCTGCCCCTGTTTCTACAGGAGGTGCTGTTACTACGGCTGCTGATGATAATGGCCCTGATATTGACATTGATCCACCAGAGGCATTAAACTATAAAGAACTATCAGCTAGTGAATTACAGGCTATGGTTCAAGACCAAAAAAGCGTTACTGGTGATGCTATAGGTCTTGGTGCTGCTGTGATTAATCCCTTCTTTGGTATAGCTGTAAAAGCAGCAATGTGGCATCAACGAAAGCAGGTTGAGAAAGAAATTACAAGACGTATGAATGATGAAACCATTGGGGAATCAGAACGAGGTCAGTATGCAGATCTCTTAGAGATTTCAATGGAGGATAGCCCAGGAATGTGGACACGTCTATTTGGTACAGAAGAGGAAAAAGATAGCAAAGGGGTAGGTAAACTTCCTTTTGATCCTGTTTCTGCTGAGCCAGAAGCTATTACTAATGCCCTTGAAGAGGCTATTGAGTATACAGGCCAAGATCCTATACCAGATCCAGAGCCTATAGAAGTTACATCCTTAAATGATGAGCCTGGTGCTAGGGACTACAAAGGCCCACTAGCAGATATCGCTCCTATGCTGACTGACGATCCTTATGTCCCTGATCCAGAAGTACCTGCAGTACCAGATAGCGGTTCTAACTTCCTAGCCTCTGAAGATGCCGTGATTGCGGAACAGCGCCGTGAGAAAATCAAAGAGCAGATGGCTAAAAAACAAGCAAAACGTCAGAGTAAGATAGATTCCGTAGCAGCAAAGATTAGTGCTAAAGACTCTATTGACAGAGATAGATCAGATGATGATTTACGTGACACAATGGATCGCGCTAGAGAAGCATCTAAGCGTAACAAGTCTTCTGGTCTTGGTGCACAAACTAAGAGAGGTAGCACAGCAGGAAGTAAGTCTGGCTACTTTGACTAGAGTAAAACTAAATACCATATAATAATAAGGCTACCTAGCAATAATGCTGGCCCCAACATAAGGAAATAAAATGTCAGAAGCAATCCAGACAGACTCAATGTCGCACAAACGTA